CGGCGTCGATGGTCTCAGCGAGGTAGTCGGCCCTGCCGTCGGTCAACACGCCGAGGACGATCACTGTTCTTCCAGCCTTCTCAGGCCGCGTTGCGCCTTCTTGATCGCTCGACGAGCTGCGCGGTCAGCAGCCCGCCCCGAATACGCATAGCCGCTGAAGCCGCGGGAGAGGGCCGCGTAGTGGAGCGGACCGTCGCGTCCATCCAGCTCATCCGTGAACTCAATCCGCCACCAGCCGCGGCGGCGGGTCATCAGGTCGGGCTTCCACTTGACGGTGTAGGCGATCTCGCTCACACCGGCACCGTGCGAAGCTGCCACTTCTCTTCGAAGCGGACCCGGTCACGGTCGGCCATCGCCTGCAACTCCGGCGACTTCAACCGCTTCTTGCCGTCACCTGCGGTCTTCGAACCGCCGTCGATGTGTACGACCGTCGTGTCGCGCACGATCCCGATGAGCCCACCGAGGTTCTCGACCGTGAGCGCGAAGTCGGTGTCGCCGTACCACAGCTCGTACTGCTCATCGAAGAGCGGCAGACCACGGTCGAACAGCTCACCCTTGACCATGAACGCGAACCCGGCCATGCCGCCCGTGCCGTCTTCGCGTCCAGCAGCGATACCGCGCACCGCTTGGATGTCGGTCTCGAACGTGCGGCCGTCGTAGTTCGGGGAGACAACCCACAGGTCATCGTGGGAACGGAGAGCTTGGCCGAGACCTTCGAGGAACTTCGGGCCGAGGTCGAGGTCGTTGTTGAGGATCGCGACGTTCGCGACGCTGAACTGGCGCATCGCTGCACGCACACCGAGGTTCCACATCTCGTGGATCGACTTCCCCGCCGCAGGGATGACCTCGCACTGGTCGGGGACGTACCCGGTGTACGGGTCGGTGTCGGCACCGTTGTCGTAGACGAAGATCCCCGCGTAGCCTTTCTGGGCTGCGAGTTGCCTCAACAGGCTTTCGGTGTAGTGATGTTCGCCCTTGACGGGGACCACCACGAACGTTGGCGGCAAACCTTGCTGGAACGGGTGCCGGCGGGCGTACTCGCCCTGGTCGATCGTGACCGACTTGCGGTGCCCGCACTCGATGCGGGTGTCGACGAACACAGGGAACGTCTCGCCGTTGCCGTCGTAGCCGGGGACGTTGCCGCCTTGCGACCCGGCGCGCAGACAGAACGTGATGTCTTCGCCGATGTGGTCGCCTGGGCCCGCGTATTCGACGTCGGTGCCGGGGATCGTTCCCCACTCGGAGAACGTATGGCCCCACTCGGACCAGTCGAACCACGGCCACGGTGCCTGCCACCGCTTCGCGAGCTCGACGAACACGCGGCGGTGCACGAGCAGACAGCCGGTGCCGGTCGCGTGTACCTGCACGAGTTGGTCGTGCGGGTACCCGATCGCGGAGAGAAGCTTCTTCTCGCCGTCTTTCTCGCCGATCTGGTAGATCGTCGGGACCACTTCACGGTCGGAACCCTGGTGGTACGAGAAGCACAACGCACCAACGATCGGGCGTTCCTTCTCGTCCGCGACCTCGAGCAGCCGGTCGAGAATGTCGGGCTCGAACGTCATGTCGTCGTCGATGAACCACAGCCATTCCCAGCCGCCTTCGAGGAAGGTCTTGACGAGCTGGTTGCGGTTCTGGGAGACGTTCGACCCGTGCTTCTGCATGTACGAGCCGCCGTCGACGACGACGCCGTTGTGCTTGGCGTCCCACACCATGAGGAACACCATCGACCGCAGGAACGAGGCCGACGGGTGCCCACCACAGGGGACACCGATCATGACCTTGCCCTTGCCGTCGCTGTAGGCAACCTTGGCCGGGCTGGCAGCAAGGTCCTTGCCGCGCGCCGCAGCACGTTCTGCGCGTCGGCGTTCGGCCCTATTCGCCACTGATCACACCCAGTTCGAGGCCACCGCCAACCACAATGATCTGATGACCGGGGAACAGTTCCTCCATGTGGCCCTTGAGCGTCTCGATCTCGACGGCCGTAACGTGCGCCGGGACGGTGACGATCACCGTGTCACCAGGTTCCAGACGCATTGCCTGGACGCGTTCGATCGGTGGGAGCTCACGCTTCTCGCCGGGGGCTGCAGTTGCCTGCTCCACCGGCGCGTAGTCGTCGTTCATGAAGGCACACCCCTTCTTCGGATGTCCGTGCGGGGGCAGGGTGGGTGCGCACCCCACCCCCACGCGGTTCGTGTCCTACGCACCTAGGAGGACTAGCGAGCCCCTACTTGTTGAGGAGCTTGAAGTGCTGGGCGTTCGTCTGGTCGGTCACGTCGCCCGCGACGCGCCAGTAGAAGAGCCAGCCGGCGTTGCCCGTCGGGCGCCGCGAGGAGCCGACCACGAACGGGTTGAACGCCATCGTGGCGCCGAGCCGGTCGTAGATCCGGTAGCCGTTCCTGAAGTCACCCAACAGGATCACGTCGTCCTGGCTGCCGGACGCGACGATCGAGTCCATCGCGCTCGACTCGTACACCGGGTAGCCGATGAGACGGTCGGGCTGACCGCCACCGAGCGTCACCCAGAAGTTCGAGCCCTGGCCGGCAGGCGAGAGCTGCCGGACCTGGTTCCAGATCACCTTGTTCGCGACGAACGAGGCGTTCTGACGCCAGCGCGGACCGAGAGCGTTGTCGAGCGCGAAGAGGTCGGAGACGACCACTTCCTTCTCGACGGTGGAACCCGAGTCGCCGAACACGTACGCGTTGAGCGACTGGCACCGGGTCACGACGCCGTACGGCTCGCCACCACCGGTCCCGACCGCGAACGCGGTTGCTTCCAGCGTGTCACGAGCGTCGTTGAACAGCATCGCGACCTCGGAACCGAGGTCGGTGTCCTGGATCGTCTCGAACGACGCCTCGATGTAGCCCGACGCCTTCTGCACGTCCCAGGACGGCTGCGCCATCGCCGGGGTGTCGTCGCCCTCTTCCGTGGACTCCGAGATCCACCCGACCGTCACACCCGCGGTCGACAGGCCGTAGACCTTGTTGACCACGGTGGTACGCACGTCCGCGATCTGGCGGAACGGGTTCGTGGTGCCGGCGTTGATCAGCAGCAGCGACACGTCGTAGTCGGGGACGATGGCGTAGCCACCAGTGGTGGTCGTGCCGTCCACGGCCCAGGCGCGGGCTTCGTGCTCGTAGGTCTTGGCCTGGCAGTACTGCTGCGCGGCCATGTCACCCTTGAGGGCACGCTGCCACTGCTCCCGGTACTCCGGGTTGCCGAAGTCCAGCCAACGCTGAGCGACCGCGTCGCCCGTCTTGTCGCCGTGGACCTTGGTCTCGAGGAGACGGGTGGCCTGCTCACGCCACTCGTCGGACGAGAGACCCGGGATGCTGTCGGGGGCCTTGGCCTGCTCGATCGCGGTCGCGGCACGGGACCGCAGCTCCGAGACGAACGCCTGGGGGGAACCGTTCGCGGAACGGAACGCCTCTTCCTTGTCCCAGATGTTGCGGGTCGACGCGCCCGGCACCGGGGCCACGCGGGCGCCATCACCGGACTGGACGTGGTTCGGCTTCGCGACGAACGTACGGATCTTCTCCATGCGCTCCTCGTGCTCGGCCTTCACGACGTCGTCGATGTTGCGGGCGAGCTCGTCGGCCTCTTCGATCGCCTGCTCGAGGCGCGTGGTCTGCTCCTCGGTGGGCTCCTCGAGTTGCGACAGCTCGTCGATCTCCGTGGTGAGCTCGACCGCGAGCGATCGCAGCTCTTCACTCTTCTTCATTGGATGAATCCCTTGAGTCGTGCCATCGCGACAAGCGCCGCGTGGCGAGTCAGATGCGTGTCGCTTGAGTGCTGCACCTGCGGCTCAAGGTCTTCACCGGCTTCGTCGGAAGTGCCGAGGTCGGCGGCTTCGTCGGAAGTGGCGTCGCCCACGAACAACGCGCGGGCTAGATCCGCACGGACCTCAGGGTCCGCGAGGAGAGTTGCGAGTTCCCGCGACCGCACACCGACTTCGGTTTGCGGATAGGCGGGGAACACGACCGGTCCGAGCTCCATCGCGCGGAGTTCGGAGATGTAACGGTCGGGGAGCCCGCCGCGCTTGGCGGACTTCACCCATTCGTCCTTGACGACGGAGAACCGGAACGACATCCCCTGGATGCCGCCGTCACGGATCGCGTCGCGTACCGGCTGGATCAGCCAGTTGTCGGAGAGGCGCGCCTCGACGAACACGCCGTGGCTGTCCTCACGGGCCTTCGTGATCTTCCCGAGCGGCATCGAACCGATCAGCGGGTGCTGACCGTGGTCGAACATCAGGACCGGGGTGCGCTCCTGCAGCGTCTTCTTGAACGCGCCTTGGCGGATCGTCTCGCGGAAGTTGCCTTCCCACGAGTTGATCTCCGTCGGCGCGTTGAAGACGGCGGCGTAGCCCTCCATCGTGAGGCCGTCGCCGTCTTCGTCGGCGCGGATGAGCTCGAAATCGGCCGACCTGATGAGGTCGTCGCGGGGTGCTTCCATCGGATTCCTCCGGCGGCCGCACCAGCCGCGAGATTCAGTCGGTCGGGTCGACCGACTCGGCTTGTGGTTCCGCCCCATCCGGGGGACTCGACGAGCCGGGGGGCTGCAGTTGGACGGAAAGAAGACCGGTCCAGTCGAGTTGCGACCAGTCACCGGACTGAACCGCGTCGACGACGCTCTGAGGCTTGAACCCGCCATCGACGAGCGTGCGGATCGTCTGCGCGTCCGTCGAGCGGATCTTGGCTTCGTCGGCCTTGTCTTCACGCAGGAACGGGATGTCGTACGCGTCGTACCAGAACTCGGCGTCACCCGGAGGCCGGAGCGTCCTACCGATCGCTCCCGCGGCGCTCACCCACAACGGATGGAAGAGCCCGTCCGCGGCCATGCGGCGCGCGCTGGCGAAGTTCGAATACGTCGCGGCCTGGAGGCCTTCGGAGAAGCCGACGAGGACTGCGGGGACGCGAGCGGCGGACGCGAGGCGTGATTCTCCCTTGCCTTGCGTGATCGAGAACTCGAGCTGCTTGAGGTCTGCGCCGATAACGGTCGCATCGGCGCCACCACCGAGCCACAGGTTCTTGTACGCGTTGTGGACGCCGACGTTGTCAGCCTCGAACGTCTCCTTGAACTCCTTCACCGCAGCCGGCGTGACCTGCTCCGGGAACTTCATCACGAGGTTCGGAGTCGCGCCGTTCTCGAA